TAATCGCCGCCGTGCCGCCTATCTGAAATATATCTTTAATAGATGCTGATACATTAAGAAAATTATTCGCTACTTCTTTAGATGTAAGTTCAAAATTTCTAGTTTTCTTTTCTAAAAATTCAAACAGCGTTCCCTGTTGAATAGATAATTGAAGCTGTTTTCTTTGTTCTTGAGTTGCAAGTCCGAGATTTCTTCCAAGTTGATTTGTTACTCGTATTGAGCCCGAAAGAATTTGGGCAATTGCTGTACTTGCTTTTTCGAAATTAATGCCAAATGCACCAGCAGCTAAAGCAAGCCGCTTTGTAATTATTTCAGTTTCGCCAATTGTTAATCCAACATTGTGTCCAATAGCAAGCGCTGCCTGAAGGAGTTTTACATATTCTTGTGTAGTAGCTACTGTATCAATCGCCGCTCGTTGTGCATCTTGGAAAAGAGATACAGATTGTTCTTTTAAAATTGCCAGATCGTCGGCTGTAATAGCCGCTCCTTTACTGACAGCTAGGAGGGGTTCTGCAAGAATTGAAACAAAAGATGTGCCAAGTCTTTGAAATTCAGCAGAAGTTTCTATAAGTGATTTAGTAAGATTTACAAACCCATCCGCAATTCCAGTTATTACTTTAGTAGCGGCAATGAATTTTAGTCGTTGAATTAAAAAATTATTTGCAAAATCTTTAGTTGCGATTGTGGCTGCATTAGTACTATTTGTAGTATTTGTATATGCATTATTAACTTGATTTAGAGATTTAGCGGCTTGATTAGATGTTTGTTGCAATCCGCTAGCATTTCCACCAAGTATAAAATTTACAATTACATTATTAGCCATTTATTAAAGTTCCCATAGATTTGCTGTAAATCAGTTTGTAGCCATTTCTAAGTCCGCCACCAGTGCTCGGATCAAGCATTTCTAATTCACCACCAACATAAGCTAGTTTGAATTTTCCTTCTTCTTTTCTGGATGGGGTGTTTGGTTTATAAGATAATTCGACTTGATCTCCTTGTACTTTTAAGAATATAGCTGCTATTGCGTACCAGTTTGGAATTTTGATTAGTTTACGAATCACTCCGGGCGGAGCGCCGGATGGAAGTTTTCCAAATTTCCCGATGTTTGGATTAAACTGAGTTTTGCTTTTGTTTATTAGTTGGAGAACAACGTTATCGTAAGTAGTCCCTTTAGCATTTTTGCTTGCAGCTACCGGAGTTTTTTCACTACTAATAGTACCGGCTTGTAAACTACTCCCTAAAATAACATTCTCATCAGCATTTTGTGCCCAAGCAGAGAGCAAGGCGCCGAGTTCAGCTAAATGTGTAGCGTTGTATCGGCCACCAGCTTTTGCAGTTATATTTGCGCCAGTTGTTCCTTTGACACTTTCTCTAAAAACGAATTCTCCGCCAGTTCCGGCGAAAGCAAGAATATTTTCTTCAGCGTCGATTGCGCGTCGTCCAGTATCAACAGCTTCAAAATATTCGAATTTCTTCCCAGATTTACCAACAGAAAAAGCTGTATTTATCAGACGGAAGTTTAGATTGAGTGGTGATCCAAGTGCAGATCCTTTTAATTTTGGGTGTTCTACTGAATATCGCTGAAAAAAATCAGCCCACTCTTGGATATCACTCATTAAATTCCCCCGGCTGGAACGAGTGGCTCTGCACCTCCCGCATTGATTCTCATAACATTATTAAGATACTGTTTATAGTCGCCTGCAGTCATGTTATCAAAATTCTTTTGTTTTTTTCCGCCAGCTATGATTGGCTTCTTTTTTGTTCTTGTCGAGTCAGATTTTATTGTAGCGTAGCTCCAAGCTGAATCATTTCCCATTAGATAGATTTTAGGAAGAGTCATCTTTAGAATCGCATCTTCCGGCCAGTGATAGGCCGATGCCATCTTTTGGACTACAGAAAGTGGATTCATCGCACTGGGGTCGCCAGCCAGTTCCTTTTCGGGTTCATCATCTGGTGGAGGCGGAAATAAGGCTTGTAGAGCACCGATTTCCTGATTATGAAGCCACTGTGCCAAAACTGCTGAAAAAGCGCTCAGTGGGCTTCCTGACGCAATTACGGCGGCTTCTGGTAAGCCGAGGACAATGCTTGCCGTTCTTGGAACTGCCTTTATTAGAATTTCGACTATTTCGTCGTTGTAAACCTCCAGAAACGCGGTAAATGGAAGTTCTGATTTTACAAATTCTAGGTAAAGTTCTTCTAGCGGGGTACATGCGGCGCGAAACTGCTCTAAATCCCCAATTCCTAAATGCAAGATTGGATAACTAACCCCATTAAATTCAACAAATCGGTTCGCTAGATTTGGGAGATTCAGCATCAAGCGAGCGCGATCATTTGGGGATAATGTTGGAAGTTCCAATTTTTCTTGCATTTCAACTATTTTAGTTGCGCAATTCTATATTCTTGAAGTTCTTTTTCTAAATCAACTATTGAGCAATCATGTTTTGCTTTCCACAAATTTTCATAAAATGGGGAACTAGCATACTCAGCCCACACTTGACCTTTTGCTGGTTTGGTAAAAACTACCCGTTCAAAATATGGATAGCAAATTTTATGATTTACACAAAGAATACAGATAACTGACAGATTTGGACCAAATAAATCTTCCCACCAATTCGTATTGTAAGACCCAAAATCTGGATATTTTCCATCAGGACGAACTGATACAAGACTGTTTGGAGTATCTAAATGACAAACATCGCATTTTATTAGATTTTTTGCTTTAGTTGGTACAACTAAAGCGGCGCCAACTAGTGGAACTGTTGCAAGTTTTTTGACAAAGTTTCTTCTATTTAACACTTGAAAACTCCCCCATCATGCCCTGTAATGAGCCGATTTGAGCCATTATGTTGTCGGCAGACATTTGAGCAATAACGGCACGCCACATTTCTTTGTGAAGTGGATTTTTCGTCCAACGCTTTATATCACGTTCAGTTACATCAGGATCAGTATAATGACACGCAATAGCTGTGAGTTTTGGAAGCACGTCTGATACTTCATCAATTAGATTTCCAAAATCCCCAGTAGCTAAAAATCCTATAAGATCAGAAAATACTGAACTTACCTCTTCGCCCTCCGCTTGAGCTTTTTGGACTCGTGCGATTGCTTCTGGATTATCTTCTCCTAGTTTTATAAATTCTGAAAATACTTTTGATCCTACTGGAATTGCTAGAGTTAAAAATCTAGCTGCATCGTCATATGCATAGTCATCATCTCGATCTGCAATCGGATGGATTTCAAACGTATTATCACCAAATGTAACAACTGGATAAACTGGTTCTACTACTTTTAGTTTTCGCGATCTTCCCATAACGGATTTTTCCTTACTTGACATATTGTTTTGGATTGTGTATACTGAGGTAGGATTGAAAACGAGGAGTAGAAGGCCAGTAGGTCATCTCGTGGACAACCTTTTATCCTAAGCGCATTGGCGCACCAGAGCGCCGATCTTATAGCCGGGGGACGGGTGTAGGAATCCCCCGGCATTTTTATTAGGCGACTAATTTAGTCGGCATTAGGCGGTCTGTTAGACTGACAACCATACAACTTCGATCAGAATTGATCGTCCGCCGTACGCAGAATTTGCATACGGAAGAAGTTCAAAGTCGAAGGTAAATACAGGTGTCTTGGTTTCAAATTCGGCGAGGTTTACAGACGCAGCGCGTTGCGCAGTTGGGGTGTAATGCCAAACTTGTTCATACTGCGCAGTACCATCTGATGTTACTTGCGAAATATCAAAGTCCTTAAATACAAGAACGGCAAGTTTGCTTCCAAGAGTTCCACCAACACCCATTCCTTTAAATGCTCTGTTCAAAGAAGTTGACGCGGTAGTTACAAGTGGTCCTTGCCCAGTAATAACTGCCGTATTAGTTGGGCCGGGATCAAATATCTTGGCTGTGATCTTTCCGGTTTGACTATCAATATAGGTTCTTCGGGTATTCTGAAGAACGCCTGTAACGATCTTCGCGGTTGTGAAATCAACCGTCATTTCCACAAGAGCCCCTACGGGTATGCCGAGATCGGCCCAGCCAACTGGGGCTACAGGCATAGTATCATCATAAATAGGCACAACCTTTGCTGGCTTGGCTGTATTTACTGGTGCCCACAGAATTCTTGACCCAGCAAGTGCGAACGACTCGCTGCCGGGGGTTCCGTTAAAAGCTATCTTATCTGACATTCTTTATCTCCTAAACTTAAGCTATGCTGGCAGTTTGAACTACCTTTGATTTTTTGGAAGTCTTCGATGCTGTCTTGGCTCTGCTAGCTTTTATTCTTTCAGTAGCCCGATCTTCTTCATATTTTCTACATACTTCCATATAGCGATTGACGACCCCTGTGGGCAGCCCGCTGTAGACAGAAAAATAATACTGACGATCTTTTTCGTCAAATAACTTACATTGAGTCCAAATCTCCCATATACGCTGGGCGTTTTGAAATCTAAATAAATCTCTCGCTTTTGGATCGTCTATCCCGACTCCGGGAGATTCTCGAACGGTAATACTCAACTGTTCGCCGATATGTTTATAATCTATCATAAAGTCTCAAAATGAATTAATTTTCCTACAAAATTTGTTGTGTCGATAATCCTTGGTTGCTTCAAGATTATTCTATCTGGTGCATATCCAGTTACATTAGCTTCAAAAGTTTTATCATCAACTACGGCTAAAACTTTATGGCCAGTAATATCAACCATAATATTTTTATCTGGGCGAACGACAATCTTTCTTGACCCAGCCTTGATTATGTCACCATCCACAATAACCTTATCAATAGGAGGAGGTGGCGGAGGTGGTGGAATTGGATCAGTATCTTTTGCGTCAAAAGTCGTGTAAGCGTAAAGAAATCCACGTTGCTCAGGTCTGGCTAGATAGTCAACCGGAACGCTACACCATCCGTGATCTCCAAATCCTGGCCCCCAACTATTAAAGAAGTTAATTCTAGTTGATGTGTATTCACCAACCATCATCTGATGATAACCAGAAGTTACCTTGCTAGATGATGATCCAGCATTCATTCCAGCCCCAAAGTCGCTGGGGAGTAAAAGGGCCAAAACAAGTGGCCGTTTTGCTGCGATTGCAGCCTTAACAGTCTGGATGGCAAAATCAAAATTTCCAAAATCTACAAATGCATAACTGCTGATTTTATACCGATTGGATGTATTTAATACTGGACAACCATTTTCCTGCATATCTTGCAACACTTGTCTGGTAGGAACTCCGTTTGGGCCGGTTCCACCATTTTCTGTATAAAGTTTGTCCCAATCAAAAGTTATCCACTGGTTGCGTTCCATTTGTTCGTAGAACGCTTGCATATGGCAACTAGATGTGGCAACACATGCGCCCTTGCCATCTTGATCTAGCGCCGAACCTTTTTGAAATTCTCTAAGAGAAAATGAGTCTGGGAACGACGGAAGCATTTCGGCGATTTCAGGATGTCTGAATGCTTGAAAATCTCGCCAGTCGTAAGGAAGTTTAAGGGCGCCGGTGCCACCCCAATGCGGATCAGGTTTTGCTAATTCTGTCATAGTGATAAATCAATGTAATTTAGCTGCACAACGCAGCCCATTCTTATATCCCCTCCGGGAACTGCAACGCTTTCATCTTTAAAGGAATACGGCGTGTTTCCGTAGGTAGCTCGAATTCCAGTACTAACTGGATTATTTAAATCTGAGTAATCCCATATCTGAACAACGCCATCTGAAAGGCATTGAAGGACTAATTTACAAACTTCTAAAACTTCTGCTTTTACAACTTGGGGGCGCGTATTTCCTGAAATTTCTTTTCCTACGAATATTTTAACTGGAAGAATATATCTCTTTTTAGTTAAATGAGAACGCCCTGTTACAGCATCTTCTTCATCTAAGGGTAAAATACTGACTCCGGGATAGAAGGCAGTCTGTCCAGCTTCTAGTGGAACAATCCCATAAGTTGTTGTATTAAATAAAAAGTCAGCAATTCCATTATTAAAATTCAAGGGAATTGTCATATCACGACTACCATCTTGCTGAAGGTAGATAGCAATTTTATGTAGGATGCTTTGGCGCACCGCCAATTGGTAATTTACCGCCATTAGCTACCTTTTTTCTTATGTGCTGTCGCAAGTATAAAATATCGTGCTACAACACTTCCTAAAATCGGATTACCAAAGAATCTCTCGATTGTATAAATCGTATTTCCGTAAAGAATTCCACCTTTTTCTTGTCCGGTTCTTTCGAGGATGAAATCCTCACATCTCTGAGAAAGTGTTTCAACTGGGTTCCTTGGAACAAAGCTATCAGCTAGAACAATAAAAATTCTTTGGTCTTCGGTTATGCCCCCAAAAAAGGATTCTTGAACAACTTCGTTGCCAAACGATGTGAATCTAGCCTTGTCCTGATCCTTAACTACTGGTTGGGGATCTATTGTAGTTAATTCTGTAACCGATGGATCGGCTGACCAATAATCTTCGACAGCGTTGGTGAACTTTACAAACTTACAAACGCGGTCTGCACCGCGAATCTTTTTATGGAGCTTCCTGAATTTCCTGAGTACACGCGAACTCGTGGCTGATGGCATTTCTATCCTATACTATTGCGATAATCGGCTAAGAGTTCCTCGGCTTCGGGTGGTATTGCACTTCCATTTATTCTGGAAAGTCTGTCTGTCAGTACGTCAAGTGTACTCGTTTGTCTTAATGTCGAAACCTCATATGTGAGTTGATCTGAAATAATTACCGCTGTAGCCAATTTAACATCTTCTGGAACTACTTGGGTTACTTCAGTTCCAGCTCCAAGAGTTTCTGGTAGGGGCGATGAAATACCTACTACGTTAGTAGCCGTATCTACTGATGTGATTGTGTATTTAGTTAAATTTTGGCCAAACTGGATTTTAGTAGAATTTGGAACTGCTCCGATTACAGAATCTAATTTAACTAATGATGAACCGTGAGACACTGCTTGAGCAAGTATTGTATCTAAAAGATATCCGGCGTAAACTTCAATTTGTGCTTCGTATGTTTTCGCACGCCCCAATGTTGATCTTCCATAATCAACACTAGTAATTCCAGAAGGAGATAATTCGATTCTTCCTGTTCTTGGATTATAAAGAGGTGCGGTTACATCTACAGAATCTGGAAAATCACTAGACCCAGAAGAAAAACTCCTAGTCCCATCCCCGTTCATTCGGAACGGGCGTACTCGAATCCCCGTAGGAAGTACTGTTGGGGCAAAGGATATAATGGGCCGTCTTGGAATGTATCCAACACCAGCACTATTCAATTCAAAATCCAGAAGATAATACTGGATTGATAATGACCGCCCCAAATAACTGTCAACAAGGACTGACGCAATTCTTGATAAAGCGAGTTCTCTTCCAACCGTAGCTTCTACATCGCGGGTAAGATAGTCAATAACTTCGGCTGCGGATTTTAAATAGAGCATTCAAAGTAAACCCTTAGAAAACGTCATTTCCAAATTTATGCTGTGGAACTATTTTAGCTGAGCTAACATCTTCAGCGCCCATATTATCGACGCTGCACTCTGATTCTGCCCATGACCACCGTTCGCGCTGCCACGACTCATACTCAGACATGTCCTTAGCACCATCTGGAATTCCGTTTCCAGTGATTCCCATTGATGGGGCGCATGTGTAAATTCTCTCTGCTGCCTTACCACACTTTGGGCAATCTTCGGTTGTGGGCGCGGATATCGGGCGTCTTACTTCAAAGAAACCATCTTTACTGCATTCATACTCACGCAGTGCCATTACGAATTAATTTCTGGGGCGCTTCCTGCTGATGTAAGCGTCCCATACCAAGTTGGATATGCTGGATTAGCCGGATAAAACGGGCCGACTGGCCAGTATGGTTGTGTTTTATATGCTCCGCAAGTTGGACATTTACCGCATGTTGGACATGGTGTTGGATATTTTATCCAAACAGAATCGCCTGTTGCTGTTGAGCTTGAATTGTTGTTCATTTTAATCTACAACCGCTGGTTTAATATTTCTAGCAGCTTCTTGCGCCCGACCAGTTACCAGATCAGAACCAGCTTTTCCGTAATCAGTTGTGTATGTTCCCCAGCCATTAACAGCAGCCGCTTGTTTTCTAAATCCTGGTTTACCAGCTAGCATACCGAATGCTACTGCTACTGGAGAATAAACCCTTTGAAAAATTTTGGTGCGCTGGCACTTTGCGCACCATTCTATTTGTGAGTGTTGCTGCTGCTTTTCAGCAGTCATTGGAACATCTTTGGTTATACGATTTCCACAGGAACATTCAAAGTCTTTAAGGCACATACTTACTTGACCTTCAAAAGTTCCTTGATTCGTTCTGCGCGTTCTTTAACGTGCTGAGCAAGCGCCTCTTCAGAATCAATCCTAGCGCCACTTCTTGAAGTTAAGGACGCTCTTGGCCCGCCGCCGTAATAAGCAACTACGGATGCGAATACAGCATCAACAATGTTTGCGACTTCTAGAATGGTAGCATTGGCGCCGAAGTGCCCTTGAGCGTAGATCGCTTTCCAAGCCCTTTCAGCTTTTTGAGCGGCGGCTAGCTTATCGCCTGTGTTTGTTGCGGCTTTAAAATCTTTATCGAGTTCGGCAACAACATCAACAGCGGCGTTGAAGTCAGACCTAATGAAATCTGCCTTTTCTTGCGACAGAACTTTCTTGTTGACTAAAACGCTAAGCAATGGTCCCGAACTTGCAATTGCCGTTTTCAGACTGGCAATAAATCCACCACATCCTACACTAAAAATACTAGTGATTCCAATTACTCCAGCCAAAGCTAGAGACATGAATTTTCTTCGTAGCATAATTCCCTTAAAAGTTAAGGGCCGAGCGGCAACCCGGCCCTAGTTAATTGACTGATTATATAGTTGAGCTGGTTGCACCATATATCGTTCTTGAGTATCTGGTGTCAGTTCCAACAGTCCTGCCAGCGCCAGGAGCTGGGTCAAGAACTTTGTACTCAGCATGCTCGATCCAGATCACGGTTGAGAAACGTCCGTAGTCGTTTACTTCCCAGAACCTTGCTTCTACTGGCATTCCGTTTGCTTGAACAAGTGGACCCGCTCCTGCTCCACGGAAAAAGTCCCTTCGGATATCCGAAAGATTTCCTTCTGCGGTTCCAAGAGGGAACAATCCAAATCCACTAGGCCCAAACATAAATACTTGCTGTGCAGTGAGCGAGATTCCAGACGAACCGGCAGCTACTGTTGGGATGTTGGTTGATTCTACGAATCGAACACCAACATACTCACCAAGATCGCCATTGAAAACAGGAGCTGATGCTCCCTTACCGCGAGTTGTAGCATCCAAGAACTTTTGATTCTTATAAAGTTCTGCTCTTACCTTTGGGGTAATTACTGCAATATAAAGCCCATCGGAATACTTAGGGACATTCGCTGTAGCTAACTGAGCAGCGGCATCAGCAAAAGTATCTGGAGTAAACAAATCAGTACTTGCCAAAGAGTTTACCGACGCTTTGTTATTTACAAAGATACGAAAGGTGTTATTTGCAAGCGCCTGGATATACATATCATCGCGCCATCGATGGTAGTCCTCTGCGAGAATAGCACCATTTACGCCAGCAAGATCATGAATAGAATGCATCCAATCATATTCTTGCAACTGAAGTGGACTTATTGCGGTTGTGGTTCCAGGCCCGATCCATTCATTCAACTGAATTTCTTGCTTCTGTTCGGTGAATGACTGAACAGGCTGGTTGGCCACTAAACTACCAAGCGAAGCTAGAGTTCTAGCTGTTCGCGGATTTACGGTCGCAGCCAAGTAGTCAGGCGCCATGATTCTTACAGTGTCGCCCTTTCTTTGGCCGAGATCAAAATATTCATTCGAAAATTGACTCATCACGAGAGATGGTTTTGGGTTATCAAATAAACTCTGTTCCATCAAGGGGATAAGCTCATCGGTTATCTTTACGTTATTAGCCATTTAAGGTTTTCCTTTTGTCGTTGATTTTCGACGTGCCAACGCCCTCAAATGGCTGTGGCCGTCTTCTAGAAATAATTCGTAAGTTAGTTAGACTGTAGATAAGAATCAATCAATGCTTGGTTCTTATTATAGATTCTTCGTGCGGCTACAACATGCTCTGCATGAAGTTTTGAATTCTTATCTGATTTAGCTGCCGCACGCTCTGCTTGCCATCTTGTAATGACTTCCATTTGTTCGTCAGTAAAAACAGGCTTTATAGTAGCAATTTGAACTTTTGGAGCAGCATTTTTATCAATTACAGATGCAATAGCAGGATTTGCCTTCAGCATTGCGCGAGCCGCTCTTCGGTCAGTGGGATTCTTGCTGGTTCCAAGATCAAGCCAATTCTTGTGAGCTTCAGTTTCTTCTTTGATTGCAGTAGGCTCTTCAATATCGGGAACTGCTCCCTTTAGAGAAAGATGCTTTTTGATTAGTTCAAACTGTTTTTCAACAGATTCAGCATCTTCAGCATACTCAACAGCTAACTCTTGAAATGCTCCGGCTTGTTCCGTTAAAGACGCAATCTCTGCGTCTTTAATTTCAAGTTCCCGGTCATAACTTGTTTTTGCGGTATCAAGCTGCTCTGTAAGTTCAAGATTTTTCGCTACTTCTGCGGCAATCTGGTCGCCCACCTCTGCACTTGCAGCCATAGCTATTTTGAATTCTTCGTTTTCAACGCGGAGTGCTTCTACTTCTTTAGTAATTTCTGCAAGAGCCGCCGTAGCGGCTTCGGCATCAGCCTTAAGAGCATCGAAGTCTTCCTTCATTTTCTCGAATTCTGCAAGTTGGGCTGTAAGCTCGTCATTCTTCGCGATGCAAGCCGCGAGTTCTTCGGGTTTTTCGATTTTCATGTTTATTCCTTATGTGTGAAATGTCGGCTTACGCCGCTAATTCTTCTTCGTCATCATACTCGTCATTACTGTTAAACTTAGAACTCATACCTTTTAATCGAGTAAGTGTGGTTTCATAGTCATTTCCTAAACACTTAACTGATACGACAAGTTCTTTGATGTGAGCGATACTAAATCCCTTTGTATCAACTACCCATTTGGTAAGCTCTGAATCGGGCAGATCTTCAGAATTAAGTCTTGATCGAATATAAATCGATCTAGCCTTTGGAGATGGCATCCCTACTCTAATTATCTCGTCGAATCTACTTGGGCGATTAATCATCCTAGCGTCAAGTTTTTCTGGATAGTTAGTTGTAGCGATAAATACAACATTATTGACTTGATTTTCTCCATCTAGTAGAGAAAGAAGCTCGTGTTCTTTATATTCACCAGTTATTTCATCTATATCTTCTAGAATACAAATTATAGGACGGGTTGTTTCAACTTTTCGTAGTTCTGGAAGTGCAGCGCTGGCTATCTTTGGATTATTTATCCATAAAACTATCCCATCTTCGCTAATCAAATCAACGCTCAATTGGTTTACTATCGCGGTTTTACCACCACCCGGTGGTCCCCATAAAAGTACACCACGCTTAAAAAGATGTCCCTTAGCCTTAAATAAACCTTCTGATTTCCAAAACTTTCGTATACCAGCTATTGCTTTATCCCCAGCCGTATTAGGAAGTTTAATTAAACTATCAGTATCTGGATTACTAAGTTCAAAATAATTATTATCCCAAAAATCTTGTGTTATTTTATAAAGTCCAGGAGGGAGTTTATTTACGGTAGCTCCAGTAATTCTAAAGGCATTTGGGCCAGCTATTGTCCACTGATACTCTGTTTTTGTATCTGATTGACTTTTTTCAGAATTATCCGTTGCTTCAGATTGGCTAGCTGTTTCAATTTTAGGATCAAGAATAATTCCAGCTCTCTTAACGGCGCCATCCGAGACTAATCCAAATGTAAATACATCGGATACATGGTCCATTATTTCCACAACTGCTGTACCGTCATCCATTCGCCCACCGGGGAATCCGTGAATATCGCAATAGCTCCAAAACCAAAATCGGTCCATTTTATTAAGACAAATTGAACAATAAGTTGTGTCTGGGTTTGGCTGGAAGGCAATTGAGATATCTTTAACTAGTCCGCTACTTACGCTTTGGATTGTATTTCCACCACCTTGATAAGACGGCGCTTCATTTTCTAGTTTGGGGAAAGCGAGAGTTCCATAAAGCGCGACGTAGGTTCCCGCAACTACATTATTCGGGCTAAGAGTTTTTAGTGATTGTACTGGGGTATCAGGGTGAAGCGATGTTGCCGGATCGGTTCCTAAATTAGTTTGAATAATTCTAGCTCTTGCTTGGCGTGCGTCGAACTCGTGGTTAAAATCGTTTCCCCGTCCAATATATTTTGATGCTAAATCAACAAGAAGGTTATAAGTTGCTACTGAATATCTATCAGCAATTAAGTCTGAATCAAAGAAAAGCGCTTGCGTAACTAGGCCGTCTTTTGTGAGTGTCCCGCCGTTTGTTACTTCTGCGTATCTGACAATTTCACTATCAGTGGGTGCTCCCGCAACTCGATCAAATCCAAGTTCTGAATAATTAGGATCTGGGGCGCGTTTGCCGATAGCACGCGAATCGGGGTATCCCATGTCTGATAGAATAGAATAAAAAACTCTTTGTTCAGCATGGGTGGCTGGTCGCGTGTTATTAAGGGATATACCACCGCGTTCTAGTTTTGCTGCTAGAACATCAAATTTTTCTTTCGAAAGTTTTAAAAGCATTCAAAAGTCTCAACTAAAATAGTTTTGGGGGTTGGGCCGGTAAAACCGGCCCGGTTAAGTTAGACAACTGGTTCGGGGGCTGGGGTTGGCGCTGGGGGGTTATCAGCGGCAAGGGCGTCAGCTACACCAGAAATCCGCGCAGTTGCGGCAGTAATCTTTGCGCGTGCATCTTCTACAACAGCGGTTGCAGCAGCATTATTTGCAAGAGCAGCAGCAAGATCGGTAATTTCAGAATTAATTTCAGCGACCGCTCTATCAAGCGCGGCACCAAAGGCAGCAAATTCGGCAGTTAAGTCAGCCATCATGTTCTCCTGTTGAGTCAGAACTTGGTTGATTTTACTTTCAAGTTCTGCTAGTTTATTTAAAATAGTACTTTCATTAGATTGATTGCCACCACCGGCAATCTGAATAAGCGCGGATTCAATTCCTTGAAGCGCGCTAAGAATTTTTTTATCTATTCTCTCTCCAAACATTTCATTCATTTAATCCCTCAAAAGCTGCGCGAAGTTCTTCACGGACTATATCGCGTATTTCATCTGGATCATTAAAAATATAACGCAAAACAGATGTCTTAGAATCTGCTGGCGTACCGACCCCTTGGCCCTGTTCGCCATTTGCGCTAATCTCCGTTATCGGAGTTTTTGCAAACTGGAGTGGAAAGTCGCCTTCTTCATGCTCTCGTTTGATAACATCCAGTTCACCTTCTGGATCATTCATACCACGTTCAATCAAATATCTTTCATGCGATATAGCGCCGACTACCCACTCAGAAAGAAGTCGTTTGACTCTTTGAATTTGAGTTTCGCCAGAATCAGGCCACGTAACTTCGAGAGTTATCTTCTTGGCACCGTATTGTTCCGGATTAGAAATCCAGTCAATTCCGTGCAGCGCAAACTCAAGGAAAATACTGTCACGAAGATATCTGGCAAAATCTTGTCGAACTGATGTTACTTTGCGGGCATATGTCTGCGACCCAGATACGGCGGCAGCGCGGCGTGTAATATCAAAGGCATTTGACTTTGGTTGGCCGGGGACAATTGCCTCTACAAAGCGATTTTCAAGATCGCGATATGCGTTGATTAATTTCTCAACAGCGTCAGCGGTTCCTGTCTTCGGGAAATTGTACTCTACTTCGCCCTTGCGCCCAACATAAAAACGATTTATATCCGTGGGATTATCGCGAAGCTTTTGTTGATACCTTATAATTTCATCGTCAGTAAGGCGTGCGCCATCTTCATTTCCAAGAAGATGAACTTCCGGATCAATTGCATGACTATGAATGGCACCGATAGTATCTAGTTCAACTAGCTTAAATTGTTCCCAGCGGTTTCGAAGATGTGCGAAGATGGATTCCCCGTAGGGCATATAATCTGAATCGTGGTATTTCCAGTGGATGATCTGCGCTGGAATATCCCACGAAACATCTGCATATCTTTTTGTATTTGGGGCACCATCGGCAAATCCAAAACTTGGATATAGCCGCTGCTCATAACCAATCAAGTCACCGGCATCATCCCAGATGACTCGCATCTGCCAAGTTGGTAGTTCGGTAATCTTTTCAATTCGCCCAAAGCCGGTCTTTGAGTCAAGCGTGACTGACTGTTCAGCAAAACAATCACCAGCAGTTAAGAACTTGAAAACGTAATTCTTTGCTTTATCGCCAATTCCAGTTCTTAATGCATAATCAGCAAATATTGATTTTGCGTTGTCTTTAAAATCTGAAATTTTTTCGGCGTTCCCCGCGCTATCATCCAGTGGATCGATGCCTACTGTGAGATTCCAAGATCGTGGATCGCCGCTTTCATCAAGCGCTACGTCTTCCGAAAGCTGCCTTACAGCGGCGGTTGCTGCTGGCATATTAGCCAAAACTTCCTGAATAAATGCGAAGTTGTCGAGATGCCGCGTAGGTCGTTCTGTTCGGAGGCGGTTTAAATCGTACAGCCTTCCAAATCTTGTGGGCGGAACTGGGGGCTGACCTTTTCTTTTTACCGGAGCACCAAGGGCGTCACGCAAAAGTCCGCTAACCAAATCTTTAATTCGTTTACCAACATCTAACGGCCTAGCCACTATAATTAAGCTCCATCACATGCAGCACAAGTTCCAACATCATGTCTTATCTTTGGATCGGGATGCGGCCCCTTAAACTGAGCGTCAAATGGCCACGACTTATCTGAATTCTTTCCTCTGATTGAATTAGTTACAACCGGCAATCTTAAAGATCGTGATTTCTCAGGATGTATCATTTGATGAATCTGTGCCTGAAGATCTTTTTGAGAAATTTGAACAACGTTTGCTGATGTTTCTGAATATCTTTCTCCTTGACGACTTGCTTCTTTGGCAATAAATTGCGCGGCAATGCTATCCGGAGTTTCTTTCAGATCATCAGCGGTAAATGTAGATGCATCTCGTATCAGCGTACAAATTCCACATAAACAAAGCGTTGGATTCTTTTTGTCGGGAAATGCTGGAGAATTTTTTTTGTGAGGAACACCAATTCGCCAACGTCCAAGTTTGTACTGCATATCGATCCCCGGAAGACCGATTTCGGGGTCCATCTTTTGATTTCCAGTTCTAAACGGAAAAACTTTATTTCCGAACTCTCCGCCAATTTCTTTCAGATTATCAACTACGGCTTCTTGGATAGCATTATTTTCTACAAATATTCGGCGCGGGCAGAGGAGTATATTTGAATTAACGGCTTGTAGTTGTCTATGAAACTCTGGCCCCGCGCCCCAACTTCCGATCCGAATATCCAAAACGTGTCGAACAGCTTGCGGAGAAATAGCTAGCGTGAAAATAACAGTTCCGCGTCGGCCTTTGCCCGAAACGTCACATCCTATATAACGCGGCCATTCAGGTGAAACATAAAACGGGTCGTGATGAACTCCATTATTATCGGGTTCATCATAGTCTTTATGTTCCGGATCAGAAAGATGACGCCAATTCTTTCCGTACTTAACTATAATACCTTTTTCAAAAACAATGTCTTCGACAAGATGTGGGAAGATTAAATCTTCATCAGATTGTGGTTTCTGTCTAAAACCTCTTTCAAATGCGCGAGAACGAATTAATGCTTCTTGTTCTTTTAAAGCTTCTGGCCCCCAGAATGATGGCCATCCGGGTTGCTTGAATCGCACAGGAGCGAGGATTTGTCTTTCATCTGACATTATGCAGCTTCTTGCTGTTCAACCGGCTTCGGCACATACTCGCGCCATTTCGTGATTACCGGGTGGGGTGGATTTTTGAGCGCTCCGATGATGGTGCAATCAAGATGGCTATAGTCATCTGAAACCCCTTGAATCATTGAACAATACGCACTAGGGCTGTCCATCATGAAGCCGTACAGATCCTCCTCGTGAAACCGGGTGCCGATTACGCAAATAATGGATTTTTTGGAAATTATCTTGCCATCCCGCGCCTTAAGTGGCTGCTCATCCTGAGTGGGCCGCGCGGCTCTCGGAAGCCATTGTGTAGTTACAAGTCCAAGAAGATTCTTCCGCGTTGCGGGGCTAATGCAAGAATTCTTTTCATCACAAACGTCGTCGAAAATCAGTACATCGCAACGTGAGCCTTGGCCTTCACTAGATGTATAACCGTAGGCTGACATCGAATGGTCGATAGATCCTGTCATTCCACCGCGCTGGCCAGTTCTGACTACATTCAAAGCGTGGGCATTATTCTGCTTTGAGTTCTCAAATTGTACCCAAGGAAAAACTTTATGATATTCTTTACTTCTTTGTATATACTCAGAAATCTTTTGCAATCTCTTAGCTGCGATGTCTTCGGCGGAAGAAACCATCATGATTCTAAAATTTGGATTCTGTCCTAAAAGCCACAAAGGTAGCGCAAGGGCCATCCAAGCTGATTTTCCGTGTGCGTAGGGCGCGAGGTTGAGACTAGCTTTTTTTATCATCCAGCAATACTGGAGATGGTCCCACCAACTTTGATGAATAGGTGCCGCTTTAATTAACTGCCCATTTTCATCCTGAAGAACTGTTTCTGCAAATGCTACAAGATCGCGCCGCGCAAGAACAATCTTTGCGGCTTCGGATATTGCTTTCTTTTCCTGCGCTGCTTTTGCTTCTTTTTGCTTTGTGCTTGGTGGTCTAATTGCCATAACTATCCACCATTTCTTGCATTTTTATATTTATATTCTTTAATATAGAAAGCGTGGCAGAAAGATTCTGCGGAACAGACTTTTTTGAACTGCGGGGTTCATTTTTAAATCCACGCCAAAATGCTAGTGTTCCAATCATAGAGTGCTGATTCTTTAATTCCGATGCCGGCAACCATCCGGGCATCTTTACTGACTGTGAATCCATAAAAATTATCCTACTTTTGTAAGTTCTATGAGCTGTTCATCCGAGAGATTTTCAAGTGCTTCTTCCGCAGTTGGGAGTTGTTTTGGCTTTCGAACTGGCTTGGTACGCTTAATTCCTGTAAGATCGGCGATGACTAAATTAGTAGCACGATATTCGGCCATTAAAGAAACAATTGATTTAACTTCTGACTGATGGCGGAGTTCAAGTTCAGCTTCAGCCTTCATTATTGCATCAAGAAGCTTTAATTCATCTTTAGAAGTATCTCGACCAATATGTATATCTTCTCGTTCTTCTTTTAGCCGAGATTGCTGTTGCTCTATTTCTTTTAAAGTTTGATTAGCTTTTTGAAGAAGTTGGATCTGCACCGACTTCATTCGATCAGAAGCTTCAACAATTCTAAATCGTTCTAGTTCTGGATCGATGTGATTATGTGGATAGCCAAGTTCTTTTGCAACTAGATCAATTCCAGCTTGAATTTCATTAGGCTGCGTTAAGAATTTAATGGCCAGTTCATAAATATTTGCGCCGAGGGTATAATCGTGCCAAGCCTCGACTCGTTCAGCAAAACTCAGAACTCTGGGACGGCCTTCCGTTTTTGTTAAACTCTTTGCTTTTCGATTTCTTTTAGGTTTCTCTGGAGGAGAGTCGGAAGGAAGTTCTGTTTGAACACCCTCCTCCAGAGTTTCTTGGGCGAATGCCCCATCGTCGGAGGAGAACACTGTTAAAAAACCTGCGCTGACTTTCTAGCAAGAAGGGCGCTGAACGAAGTTTCCAGTTTTGGATTTTTCTTTTCCGCCGCCAACTCTTTTAGTTCTTGCTTGATATCAGTAGTTACTTTTTGGGGTGTATCAACCGGCTTGGTATCTATTCTCATAATTTTCCTGAAACTAATGTTCAAGTATGCCCCAAAAGATTCAATAAGTTACATAAAAATACAATAACTTACAAGATTTGTACTAAAAAGTCTTTTATTTTTATATAATTACAGAATTTTAACTAAAAATCACCATCAATTGTTTCTAATGAAGGTTTTTTAGATGTTTTTCTACTATTATTTTCTTTTTCAACTAACCAACTCAAGAAATTTTCATCGTCAAGGTCGTCCGGACCAGCAGAAATACTTACGGAGTTCCTAAAAATCTTTGGTCTGTACTCTTCGTGCTGAAAACTATCATCGGAATCAAGTTTTTTCTTGTTCTTTTTTATGAAATCCTTGATTTCTTTTCTTTCTTCAACGGAAAGATTCTTCATTTTCTGTAAATATCTTTCATCGAGATCTTCGGAATTCGGTTTAGATTGGCGCCGTTTGGTGGAATTCTCTTCAAGGATTATTCTTCGTTTGCGAATCGCATCTCCGGCAGCTACATCAGAAATATAGTGAACGAGTGCATCGTCAATATTTCCAGTTTTTTGTCGAGCTAGATTACAATCAATCACAAAAGCAAGCGCCCACTCATATGAGAAGTTCCGATAACCGAGTGCGCTGACTGGGCTATATAAGGAACCAGATGTAAATTCTTGGAAGGTTCTCAAAGGCACTACATTCTTACAGCCTCGATAATTTTTTCTGTCTAATTTAGATTCTGGAATTTCTGGATCACGATGAATAATAAATTCTTCAGTATCCGGGCTGCCGTCGCGCCAAGAAATTCGGATTATTGTCTTATAATGAAATTCAAAATTTGCCGAAAGTTCGTTATAAAGGGACCGCAAAAGATCTAAAGAACTTATATTTGGCGCAGGTTTACTGGACATACTTACTGCCCTTTCTAGCAAACGTCAGAGTTCGTACATATCCCTCGGGTCGATTACCGGACCACTTATTAATATCTTTCAAACTTCTGGCTTTTTCAGCGGGGCAAGGATTTTTGGTTAAATCCTGTTCTCCAGTAAAATTCGTATTTGTTTTTGTTCGCTCTTCTTGAAGTTCTGGATACTTATCACAGAATTCACATTTTTGTGGCGCATGTAGTACGTGCTGGTCGCAATGCGGAAATGGTGCTTTTGTTATTGGGTTATTTGGCATAAACAACAATTCCTTTGTTTTCTATATCTTCTTGAAATGAGTATCGAATATTCATAATCATTTCACCTAAATAATTTTCTCCAATACCTTTACAAGTGTAACAAAAACATTTTCCCCAAAAATGTTCACATTCTTTATTTCTAAATTCTATTGGCAAATCTTTAGTAAAGATTAACCAACGTTTGAATCGCGGTTTGGTAAACTTCTGAATAAGAAATTGCTCCATAATTTCAATCTTTACGTCTTCCCAATCTCCGCGAATTGTTAGTTTATTGCAATATCCTAATTCTTTCAGATATTTCCGTTCATTTCTAATTGGAGTTTGCGCAGCATAAAAAGCTTCATCAACGGATTTATATTTATCACCATCAAAACTAATCAATACCGGGTATGTATTTTTTAACCATCTAGAATCAAACTGGACTATTTCTTCATTACTCCCGACGACTAATTCAGTCTGCATTTATTTAAAACCTTTGTTTTCTTAGATTTGAGATTTTCTAAAAATCTCCGTAACGTAGTTTAACAATTTTTTGGCTATGTGTCAAGTCCTATCTTGACAGCGCCATAAAACTCTGCTAGAATGAAAAATATGAAGATATTAAGTCGATTACACGAATTGCTTCATTATGCTCACACCGGAAACTTAGGCTTTTTAATTGATCAATGGTCACTATTTTTTAGAATTAAACTATATAATATCAATAATTTACGATTCAAATATTATGGTGGAACATGGCTGTTAAAGGACGCTTCAGAATTATATTGGATTTATGATAGTGGTGAATCCTTAGTATATAAATCATCATGGAACTATTGGAAAAATGATTTTAAATCAATGATTTACATAATGCAGAATCATCCGAATTTAGATTATGTAAGAGTTAATCTATCTAAAAAAGACAAAAAACCAAAAATTTTAGGAAAAAATATGAAAATACGAATAGTAAAGCGAGATGATCGCTCGGATATTAGACAGTGTGAAGAATGCAAAAAACAAGGAAAAGATGGGGTATTTTTAACTCTTGGATTTTTTAATGGGTTTGTTTGCAACGATTGCGCATATCTGTTGGGCGGCCTTTTACAAGAAACAAATAAACTTTATATTCCATTGGCCGCTGCAAGTGGGGCTAAGGTTCAGTTTGAGCCCTCAGTGTCCGCTGGGGTTGCTGAATCTTCATTTAATTCTTTTTCAGATGTTAAGAAATGGGAAGAAAATGAAATTGCGAAAATGCCAAAAGACCATTTCGCTATTAAACTTGGCGCTTCCACATCAATCCCATCGACTAAATTAGTCGAGCAGGAAACTGAAAAAGCATTTAAGGGGCATCGCTCAAATACCCCGCAATCGCGTCAAGAGCCCCGTACAGACGTTTTCTCAGAAGAAACGATGCAGAGTATCACTTCAAGGTTGGATGCGCTAGAGATCGCCGTGAAGACGATTCAGGCTAATGGAAGAAATAGGGGACTTCTTAAATGACTCCAGAATGGCTAGAAGAACAACTAACCAAAGCACTGAATGAAATTGAGGAACTGAAGGATATTATTTCAGAGCTTTTGCCAATGGATGAATTAAATGAATGTGGCGCCTGCAAAAGACAAGGTGCTCCTACATCTGGAATTCATGAGAAAACTAATGAACTTTGTTTTTGGCACCCATATTATGACAAAGCAAGAAAGGTATTAGGAATAGAATGAGAACATTTAAATTAATAGTCGCTACTATTTTAGTCGTCCCGGTTTCGATAATTACATTTATCGTGATCGTCATTGGCGCCATAGGGTTTGGGTTTTGGAGCTTCCTGACGTGGGATTAACAATTCTTATATTCCTGCTAGTTATAGCACTAGTTTGCTTTATTTTAGCTTACATTGGAGTCAGATTAAGAGTAAAAGAGCTAGAAACTCAACTAGAGAAACACAGTGACTGGAAGAGCCCAGAAGATTTTGAAGCTGCCCTTAAAGTATGGAAAAACAACGAATTAATGACAGTTCGGGAAATGGAGCGGACTTGGGCGCTGAATAATGCTCAGGTAAGTCTCGTAGAATGGAAACAGCAGGAAGAAGCTAGAATTCGAGCTGATGCTATTTCAAGATCCACGGCGGTAACTAAAGGCAAGATAACAGAACATTTAATTCCTTTCTTTGCTGACTTTCCGTACAATCCAAAAGACTGCCGTTTCTTAGGAAGCCCGGTCGATCTATTGATTTTCAGCGGTTTATCAGACGGAGATTTGGAGGAAGTAATTTTTATGGAAGTTAAAACCGGCCAATCGGCGCTGAGTACAAGGGAAAGACAAGTCCGGAATAAAATTCAGGAAGGCTGCGTGAGATGGGAGGAACTAAGAGTATGAATGATTTGTTTAGAGCATTTATTTTTGCAATTATAATTCTCTTAATTATTTGGTTGATAATTGGTATTGTACTGAATGTCCTTCACATAATGTAAAGTCGTTAATAATTTCATGAAGACACATATAAAACATCCAGAATATCCAAAAGAAGCTTTATGTGGTATAATACCAAAATGGTTCCCTTCGGAAATACAAATATCTAAACATAAAAAGTATGCTACTTGCGGGAATTGTAAAAAATTAGAGAACCGCCGCAAAAGACTAGAAAAGAATAAAAAGAGTAGAATTAAGTATTTAGAAAAAGCCAAAAACCTCTAAAAACAGCATGAAAAATTTTTATAGAAAACTAGAATTCTGTTAAAATAACCTATCAAATTCAAAAACCCTAGAAAATATAGAGAATTTACTTTCAGGGAGAGTGTCCATCCCCACAATCGCAAAAATCTCCACAACATTTTCGAATGAATCTTCGACGAAAATCTACGAAAATCATAACCATAACTGTTCTATCCATTAGAGTTACACTCGATTCTCGTTTTCGAGCATTTTCGTACCTATGTGTGGCACACTACGTGCATACATCAAACACTAAGTCGTTTAGATAGAACAATACGCTTTTGGCACACTGCATGCATTGATGCTGCATATGTGTGCAGAGTAGTGGTATAGATATTGCATACTATCGAAAACGATATACGAATAGAAGCGAATAAATATGATATTGTGATGAAAAGTACCACTTTTGCAAGTCTAATCATATCAACGTTTGGTGGCATGTCTCCACGGGGCGGATACAAGCAAAACACGTACCATGTTGTGGCATACGATTATTTGGTTATTTGACCGAAATTATGGATGTAGCCTTATTACTACATTCTATTGGGTAATTCGATTATTGTCGAATCCGAATAAATGGATTATTGGAAAGTAAGCAACAGTTATACCATTAGGTTATTGTTGATAGCACAGTAATTAGTATGCTTGGTATCACACGTGCTTCATTGGTGGCGTCACATGTCCAAACTATCATCACAGCGCAGAGTGCAGTCACCGCGTAGAGTGCGGGTAGCACACACCGCACTCGTGGTACGGGATAGTGGTGTGCTCACGCTGTCCTACATAGCGGGCCGCTCTCCTGGCATACATATCAACAGGAGTAAGGGGCGAGTGATAGAGCGTGTACAGCGTGACATATCACGAGAAGTTGAGCGCATGGAGCGTGCGCAGGGGCATCGCTGTATATGTGGCAAAGTGTATGATAATGCTGTGCTGTTGCCTTCTAAGTGCGTGTGTGGGCGCTCTCTACACACACACTATTGGGCTAATGCGGATAGGCTGGTTACTCAACTCCCACCTGCACGTGGCGACTATCGAGGACGTGTGAGCGTAGACGGCCAGTGTCCGATGTGTGGTACTCCTACCGAACATGGACATCCTATATGTGGATGCGCTGGGTACAGCATAGAGCGCACGGACAACAGTGCTGCGGTATTCCACGCTGATGCTGCGAAGCGTGCAGGGGATAGGCGGTCTCACTGGCATCAACCTGGCGACGGAACACTGCGGGATGATCGAGAGCGTAGGGTAAAGGGAGCAGCGTACTACGAGTTGAGTGTCGTCAAACGTGGCTCAAAAGCGAAGAAAGTCGTTAGAAAGCCTCCAAAGACGCACGAATACGTAGAAAAGGGTTCAAAAAGCTCACAGAAGGTTCTGGAGTGCCAGAAGAATGCTAATCGTGTTCTAGCGTCTATAACCGACACAGAGTTATTCAATGACTTTAACTCTTTCTGTATCAATCTTAATGCACTAGCTAACGCTCTTAATCAGGGCGCAACACTATCGCATCCGAAACGGGTTGAAAAATCGCCTATATTAGCATCACGTGGGAATGTAATCGCTGGCCCGTACTGTGTTATCGCTACGGGCCGGTATGTGCAACCGAAGGGCTCTGAATAACTACCTGCTAGGTAAAGGTCTGTGTTTCGATCTTGTAGTTTACTAGCAGCGGGATAGGTGCGTCTACGGACGCAAGGGAGAATAATCATGCATGAATGCAGAACAGATAGCAAAACCGGACCAACATGGAATTACAAACACGACTTTCAACGCGGAGTGTGTGTTGACTGTGGAGTAAACGAATCATGGTACAATGCAAAGAATGCGGATCAAACCGAAAGAGTTTCGAGTTTGGACGCAAAGAAGTTCTAATTAGCAATCGGATCACGTATCAATACAGGCTTATTTGCTTGGCATGTGGTACGTTGATTCGCGTTGTGACAAGGTAAGAAACGGAGGTTTTTCTCATGACGTACAATCAAGCGCGAGGACTACGGGCCGCCAGGGCGGCACGGGCGCGGAGAATGCGTCCGCGGCCGGCAAGCGGGTCAGCCGGACTGACATGGCTCATCATTCTCGTTGTGTTGCTCATTGCGAGCTTGTTGAAATAGTTCGGTACGAACCTGCACAACTAATTTAGTCGGGCGAGTTATCCTAACGGGTGACTCGCCTTTTCTAGTGCCTGGAAGGGCTCGGCGGCGCTAGTGATAGCACGCTCAGAATTGAAAGCGAGGATACTAATCATGGCAACTAGAGCAACAGCCGCGAAAGCGGCAGTATCGGTTGACGCGACTCCCGCGAGCAACGTCAATCATTTCGAGCAACTTCGACAAATCGGGATTGAGACAATCGACAAAATTGTTTTGATTCTGTTCACTCTGTTCGGCAACGAGTTTGCCAGTCAGAAAACCCAGAACGGATTCGACGCACTAACATTCTGGCTATCGCCCGATGTCAAGAAAACCGTCTACAAAGCGGCGGCGACGAAAACGGGCGAGACAAAGCGCAACAAACTGGTCGGCGCAGTTGTCCGGCTGGCCCAGCCGTTGATTGATCTTGGAATTCGCTCCATGAAGGAATACAAGCGAGCTCTGAGGGGTTTCAACGGGAACATGGGCGATATGATCGAGCAAGCATACGCTTTCACAACTTGCACTTCGTTTGTGCAGTCAATCGTGACATGTGTGGCTTTGGATGCGTCCGTTCACTATCACAACTTGCAGTCAAAGGTAGTGGGCGAATTCAAACCAGGTGAGGGTCACACGGTGGCAGCGAAACGCTCTGCTTTGGCTTTGGCTATCAGCCAGGACATCGCAACGTCCGAACAAGTCATGGCCGCTGAGAAACGTCTCGCGAAATTCCGCGCGGAATGGCAAGCAGCTATCGCGGGACTCCCGGAAGGCGCAACAAAGGCACAGAAAGACGCTGTGAAGCCTGCGCTGATCCCTGCCAGCGAGCTTGCGAGTCCGACAACTCCGACCGTCTAACGTAGGTCAACCGACCGAATAACCGGCCAGCCGTGAGCCTCACAAGCTCATTGCTGGCCTTTTCGAGTGCCTAGCCTATGGTGACATAGGCAAAGCAACAAACCGCACTACAAAGGGCGCGTCGTAGTGATACGGGCGCAGGTATCGGGTGACTGATACCCTGGCTAGTTAGTTGCGGATTGCTGGCATAGCACACAGCCTAGCTGTGAATATTCTGTGCTACGGGTAGCAACGACTCTTTGCGAAGTCTAGTCGTCGGTTCAGGAATGGTCGGCGCATGCTACTCCGGTTAAACAGTCAAGCTCATTCGGCTTATCAATGCCAGTGAGCTTGCGCACAGAAGCCTAGCGGCTTCACAGAACATCGCAGATAGCAGATAGATAAGGCTAAAAGGCTAGTGAGTGTAGCATGTAAGCCGCTTTGACAGAGCGCATTGCTATTATTGACAGCATTTAGCGCGAATACTGCTTTGGGTGAACTGCGTCATGTGGCGCGTTCATTATTTCCGCGTTGAATCCGCCGACCGATGTGTCACAAATTGTGACGTTTCCGGGTTCGCAAGATTCTGAAGCGTGGCTAAAATACTCCTCCTGTGACCTCAATCCAATTATTCGTTGAATCGAAAGAGGTTAGCAAACTTTGGTTTGCTTTACTTCGTTGGCACGACAAGTCTTAGGACAACTATTTTAGTTGCGCTGCCTTACGTGCGCGGCGTACTCGAAAAGAGATTACCCTGTTAAGACGGTATCGGAGGTACTCGCTGTTAAAACTACCAGTTTGGTGAGAGCTTGGCGAGTCGTAACCCTCCGAAGTTAAACCGACAAAGGATTTAGCAATCTTTTGTTCCCTGACCGGGCGACTGCGCTAGCAGTCGGGATCGAACATGGGAGCAATTCCATGATGAAACTACAAAACGATGCGGGGGTAAGGGGCATGTGCTGAATTGGTACTTCAGCACGAATCAACGCTATAGCTATATAGCGGTGACAGGCAATCTAGATCAACCACGCGAAGTTGCAGCCGAAAGGCGACGAACTGATGTTCGCTCTTTATAGCAACTGCCTCGCTAATCTAGTTGTCGGAGAAATCCCACCTGTTACATCTAAACCAGAAAATAGCCTTTTGGGTCGCGGTTCCCTACCTTATTGAAAAACCGCAAAACCTTTTTGGAACAATCAGAAGAAACAGGTATGAATCCGTTCGCGAACAAATCAGCACTCCGTCTCCGGGTACTTGAATGTACCGAGCAGTGCTAGCAACCCGCTCATACTGAGCATTTAAGTGAACAAGTGGCATGTGGCTCGTTACCACTGGCCTGCCGGGATTCTGAGTTCTTCTGATTGTTTCCGAGAAGTCATTATGCTAATATCGGAGGATAAAAATGATATCAAAAGGGCAATGGAATTGTGCAATCTGTTCAAAAACAGTGTCTAATCCTGCTTTCTGTTGTGGGTATTTTTCTGAAACCGAATGTGATGCCGCTTTTCATTTTGAATGTTTAGTCGCATACATATTTAGCGTAAGACATGAAATTTCATGGCTTTTTCCACCTTGGATTATTACCACTTTCATGAGCAAATGCCCTGTTTGTTGTCCAGTAGAAACCTACAAATGGGATACTTCCAAAACACAAAACCTTTCATAAGAAGTCCTGCTTGCAACAATTCAAAACTGAAGGGGGTAGAATATGAATATTCAAGATGCGTTGAAAAAGTTGAACATTGAAGATTACAGTGAGCGTATCTTCAACAGTAATTCACATGGAGAATTAGGCCATCTGCTGAATTACATTGAGCTTGCTGAACAACTGGAAGACCCAACTCCGTTTCGAGAATGGTTTGTTGCGGCTGTGGAGCAAGCCGAGAAAACATGGTCTCGCCCCGAATCCGTTTTTCAACACATAGGGCTAAATCCATGATGCTTTCGTAATTGAAGTCGAGTTATTCCAAACTTTGGAGGTGTTTTATGGACGAAGCTGTGAAAATCTTAAACAACGTTCGGTTTGAGTGCCAAAAAGAATTCGGGATGGGTTCTTTAGAAGTCAAAACACTCTGGAATGCAATGGTATTCCTAACTCAAGGTGAAATTCGGCATGAGCGCGGAATAGCGTTCTGGGCTGCGCCGAATATTATTTACATTTGAAGTCTAGCAATTTTGAAAACTTTGGAGGTAAAAACATGATCGACCGGGATTTTGTAAACAAGGTTCAAAGAGAACACTTCAGAACTGATCAAGACACTGGTGCCAACCCAAATGCTTTGTTAATTTGGAATTTGGTCCGAAAGCACGCCGGAATGTCTCCAATAACTTTGGATGATTTGCCAACTTATTGTGAAATGTGCAGCCGATATCATTATCCACCAGTTCATAATTGAAGCCGAGCGATTATGGTACTTTGACCATGTTCCATTCGTGGTATCGCTCTTTGGGGCCGATAAATGCGACTGGGATGGCCGGTTCGATTCCGGCTCGGTCCACTTGGCGGGGTTTTTGCCAGTACAAAAAAATCGCAGACGTTGGTTGAAAGTCTGTATTTTTACCCGCCGTAGTTTTTGAATTTGAAGTTGGTATGTAAAGGAGAAAACATCGTGGCTTTCAAATCAGAAAATCCAAATGGTTCGAGGTGGGAAGAGTTTGATCGTTTTGAGGAAAAAATCAGTCCGTGTAAAGGCGGTGAACCGCCGGACTACGATACTTTGCTTGATTTCTGCCATGAAATCATCAAAAAAGCATCGCGGAAAGAAATCACGCGGGCAATTGAAGTTACTTTGGAAACTTGGACCAAATTTAATACTTTTGGCTGAAAAATAGGTGAAATATGAGCCCTGAAATGCAAGCAATCGAGATTTTCGCTGAAGCATTCGCACATGTGAACTCTGAATGGTTCTTCGATGAAAGATTCGGAGGATTCCGCGCGGCTAGTATTTTCTTGAAAAATGCTGGCTACTACGTTTTAGCCGCGAATTGAAGGCAAGGAGGTTGGAATAATAACCGTACAAAGCGTAGTAGGTTGGGCGCTAATAGTTTTTGGCATTTATTTGATTGCTAGTGGGCTACACGAGTTAGCAAAAAAAATCGAGGAGAAAAAATGACTGAAAACATCAGAGAAGGTTGGAAAATCCTAACACACGACTTCCGCCCACCAATTCAAGGTGGCGAGCCGCTGTTTGGTGGAAATTACCCGTTCACAACCCCAAAGGTTACTTTGGATACTTCGGAACAAGAATGTGGAACAGGTGGGGGATGGCACTTCTGCAAAGACATACAAACTTGCTTCAAAATCGCCGGAATGTGGCGAGATGGGTGGGCAGCCAACATCTCGAAAGTTTTGGGCTCTGAAGATTCAATAGAGCGAAGAGATAAACGGCGAACGTCTTCTGTTCAGCTACTCCGCGAAGCTACCGACGAAGAAGTAAGAACAGCAATGTTTGAGTTTTCCAAATCCTTTGGGAAGCATCAAAGTGCAATGGCCGCTGAACAATTTTTGTGGTTTCAAGCATTAAAAAGGCCAAACCTTGATATCAAGCTAGTAAAAGAAAATCTCAGAATTTCTCTTGATTATCGCGGCTTACAAGATTGGAAGCTAAAAGAGTTTTCGGATGCGTGGGTTGCGAGGGTTGCGAGGGATGCGAGGGATGCGTGGGTTGCGTGGGATGCGTGGGATGCGTGGGATGCGTGGGTTGCGAGGGATGCACAAAAAGGATTGGATGTTTATTTTGCCAGCATCTCAAAATGGATAAATTATCCACCAGATTTACTTACAAAAGGAATTCGGGACGCTCACAAAAACGGGCTTTGGTTAGCAATTCCAACAGGCCCGAAAGAACTTGGGTTTGTAATGGTGAAAAAATAGTATGTTCCCAACAATTGTCCTAGCCCTTCTCTGTGCTGCACTCCCTATTGCAGTACGAACACTCAAAAAAGTGGATCATCAACAGTCTGATTAGCATGGTCAGAAAGTCGAGGAGACTATAATGAATTGCAGATACGGGTTCGATGGCTGTGAGCACGCTGAATGCCAGTCCGTTCCGAAACTGTCAGACGTAGACGGGAATCCAAGTGAAAACTATTTTAGTTGGGCGCTGTCTGGCTATCGGCAAAACTTCAATGGAACTTCGCAAGCATGGAGGATCAACAGTGATTAAAGTACAAGTCTGGTGCGGATGGAAACTAATTGATGTAGCTTTACCGCCTGAATCCACTGTCAGCGAGGCTATAAAGGCCGCTGAAAATGTACTGGCGTGCGAAGCACCGCACGCGCGGGTGATTCAGAAAATCGGGAGGAAAAGATGAAAATTGAAGTAATACGGCGAGCTACGGATTATATTGCTCAGTTTGCCCATGATCCGGGATTTTGGGAAGTTGGTAAAACATTCGAAGAGGCTTTGGGAAAGTTGCTAATTTCACAGCAACAACGCATCGGCGTCAAAATAGAGTTCTACAACTAAAATAGTTGCTGGAAAACCCAAAAACCACGTCTAAATTCTTACCTACAATACCGCTAGAACGCGCTACGGTGCGATTTACGGGATTTTTCAGTTTGAAGAGAACCGTTCACTTGGAGGACAAAATGACAGGAAAGTTCTGGTACTCGCAAAAGCAAAAAGAACTCTGCCAACGAATTGATGGCTCTGGCTGGCGCCCATATTATGCTAGAATCAAGGGTGTTGTTTTAGAATACACCGAAATGATGGCAGGAGAAGTCTTGGACAAAAAATCCAACTGGGATGATGCGGTGTATCTTGGGGAATGTTTTTTCGTTGGGCATTCTGATTCATAAGGAGAACAAACATGATTACGTTCAAAAGCAGCGGTGTATGCGGCCCAGACGCTTCTCGACTAGAAGTTATGTCACCGGAAATGCACAAACTCGCATTTGACATCAAAGGCCAGTATGCTTACAGACCAGTTCTCAATCTTGAACAAATCACTTTCCTTCACAAGAAACTCGGTGAGTTCTTGAAAAAACACAGCCAACCCAATCCAAAAGAATCTCTGATTGTTGGGGATGAATTCTAGGAGACTAAATACAAACAAGGCAAGAAAAGCTTGTTGCGTGTGCGATGGCACTCATGGCCTTTGCTGGAGTGAGTGTTGGTTGTGAAATGTATGGTTGGGCTACATTTTCTGCTGGGATGGGTTTGGTTTTTGCAATAATCTCAGACTCTGAACCCGCGTAGAAACCGGAGGCTCCCATGAATACGAACTGGCAAACACGGCGGCGCCAGCAAAGCCAGAAAATGATTCTGGCCGCGCTGAACAGCGATTCAAAAACTTGGACACTCAACGAACTCGCTGAAAAATCATCTCTCTCACAAGCCACGTTAAGACAGATTCTCCCAGAATTAGTTGAGATGGGTAAAGTCTCCGAGTTTGAAGTTGTTGGGTTACGGGGAATGCAGAAAGTCTGGAAAGCAAATCAAGCATCAAAAAGAGCCCCGACACGCCCCGAACCACCACTTGAAGCAGAACAGATTCCTCCCGCGAAAAGAAGCAACAATCTTTTTCCTTGCATTACTGTTGTAAATGGGGTTTCAATTATTACCGGCTGGACGTTTAATGCTCCAGGAGAAGTTTACTTCAACAGTCATGCAAAAATCATGGACTTGGAAGAATTATTCTTGGGGGAAGAACGGGGGATTGCGGAGGCTCATCATGGTTGATTATTTGATAATCTGGATGCTTGACAATTCTTTGGCATTTGCCGTAGTTTACGGGATTGATTGCTGCTGGCGCGGTGGGACTGCAAATTAGGTTCCGTTTGAATCGGAAATTGGGGGCGTGATGGGTACGGACAAAATGTTTGAGATTCTTGACAGAATTGCATTCTTGGCCCACAAAGATGGAAAAAATTATTTTAGTGGGGAGTTTTTTGCGGGGCAAGCGTTGGACATTAATTTAGTTACTAGTCCAGAAGAAGCGAGAAACATTGCTAGAGGATTCTACAACAATCCTACAAACTTTCCCGATGATAAGTTTTACAAACTCGGTGAACGGCTCAGCAATAAATGGAGAGACTGAATGAAACACGAACAGTTTGTAATTCCAAGCAAGTGTTTGGATAGTACGCCCGCGCTGCAAATGCGGACACGGCGGGGAATTGTATAATGTGCTTCGCTACATAAAACTTGTCTGTGCGGGCGCTATGGTTCCATGTAAGTGAGGAAAAATCATGCTCTACATCACAACAAGTCCAGCGAATGCTGAGCCAGAAGCATGGCACATCGGAGAGAAGTTTCCGAGAGTTTTTGGAAAGGTAGTTGTTTTTCGGGCTGATGGTGACGAACTCGCTGTGATAACCGAAGCCATTCGCGCCGCTTCAAGTGAGGACATTTTGAATGAAGCTACAGCGCGGGGGGTGATGGCTAGATGGAAGAAGGAGATGGGCATATGAGAAAACTTCAAATTGACGCTCCGTTGATGCAACAAATCGAGTTTTTCAGAACGACTAAAAACTGCCGTGGTGGGTTCGGTCGTGCCCTGAATGACAAACTTGGCTCGCTGACTGAACTCATGAACTACAGCAAGTCTCCTGCATCTGAATTTTATACAGAAATCCTTCCATTTAGGAATGAAAATGTGTTTTGTATTGTTTCCTAACCACCCAATAAATTTGAGGTTAACAATGACAAACAAAGAAATCATCGACGAAGCAGTACGAAGAGCACAGATTGAGGCGGGCGGTGTTTTCAGCTTCGGACAAACTGTTGCTCACCCAACTGATAAACTAATTTATGAATTCATGGGAATTGGAAATTCTTCAGAAAGTGGGGTAGTTGGTTTGGAAGGTGGCATTGAAAAAGAATTCCCGCTGAGCGAACTATTTGATCCCAACATAGCAAAAAGAATCGCACTTGAAATAAGCGTTTTTGAACTCATGGGCACACTCAGATATCCACCAAAGCTAAAAACAGCTTAGAAGGAGATAAAATGAAATCTGTACTCTGGACAATTGCCACGATACTTTTGACCTCGCTTTGGGCGAGGCTGATCGTGGTAAACGGGTACAACCCTACAACACCGCTCTGGATTCCAACCGTCATACTAACTCTGGCGTGGCTGGTTGGGGTGGGTTACTACGTTGTACAAAATTGGGAGGAGAACAAAAAATGAAAACACTACAAGAAGCAATTAAAGAGCTGGTGGACAAGTGTGAAACTACTCGCCAGCTAATTGACATTTTGGTGGCGCTGCGTGGCCCCGATAATGGAGATATGTGTCTCAAAGAGTACACCACGTGTCGGATTCGAGCAATAGTTTACGATAACGCGGACGTAAATCCGTTTCAAGTTGTGCGGACTCGTCGTTTAAGTAACGGTGAGCAATATAAAAGAAGATTGTTACTTTTAACGGCACCAGCCCATTTTCAGAGTCACTACCAATCTGCAGTCCGCGCCATCCAAGAGGTTTTCAAGTACGATCTCGAAACTGAGACGGAACTTTAGGGGGACAATATGTCAGTTACAACTAAGGCAAATGCTTGCTTAGATGCTGCTCGGATAAACGTTGACGACGCAATTGAAAATCTATCAGCGATTGTTGTTGATCAGTGCTGGGGGCACGACGAGTTCAATAAAATTATGACAGCGGAAATTAAAAGAGCGTTTAAAGAACTTCTTGATATTCGCGCTGGGCTGAAATAGGGGGGGTCATGCGAGTTTTTGATGTTGTTCACGTTGAGCATCCAAATGACGCCGGTTTTTACGCAATAGTGACTAGCATGGGTGTTGAAAACTTTGTCGGGAGAGCATGCGTACTAAGTCTGGATGATAAGCGCCACCGCAACGTCCTACAAGATTGGTGCCGAGTTGTGCCGCAGAAGTTGGTTATCAGTAACGGTGATTGGCATTTGGAATAAGGAGGAAATATGATTCTCGAAAAGTTTTTACAACCGAAACCGTCTCCAATAGTCCAAGCACTCGGTAAAGGAATCGTCAGAACTGCCGACGGCAAGATTTGGGTTCAGCAGAGTCATTGTTGGCACATTCAGGGAGTAACAGCAAGTTTAGTTGACGGACAAATAGTTCCCGATTAGGAGAAAACATGAACATCAAGGGAAAAATTAACGCAAAGAAAGTTGAACAAAAAACTCTTTCTTTTGAAGAAATTAAAAAGGAAGAGGGTGTTTATAAGGTAGCAGAT